TATGAAATACAAAATTTAAAAAAACAACTCAAAAACGACCATGAAATATTAAGTGTTGAAGATAGACTTGATATATCCGACAAAATATATGCTCTAAAAGAACATATTAAAGACGTAAAATTGAAAAAGAAGGATTATTTTCTGGATAATTCTAAATATATATTTGAATATTTCGAAAATAAAAAAAACATATCGACCGGCACAAATGCTCAAACAGTTGCTAATAAATCTAAATTAGTAAACAATTTTTTCAAAATCAAAGAAGACGCCGAATCGCATAAAATAATACAGAAAGACAATAATAATATTGTTCTCAAATATTTAACTAATGTAAGCGACGATTTCTTAGACATTAATAATTTTGTTTATCCAACGGATATATGTCAAGTTTGTTATAAAGGAGAATTAATACCATTAGAAGACGATGGACTGTTAGTCTGTAATATATGTTCAAGAAGTATTCCGTATCTAGTTGAGAATGAAAAACCTTCTTACAAAGAACCTCCCAAAGAAGTTTGTTTTTATGCTTATAAACGCATTAATCATTTCAAAGAAATCATCGCGCAATTTCAAGGCAAAGAAACTACACAAATACCTGAAGAAGTGGTCGAAAATATAAAATTACAAATCAAAAAAGAGAGAATTGACATATCTCAAATTACAAACGCTAAAACCAAAGAAATCCTTAAAAAACTGGGTTATAATAAGTATTATGAGCATATCCCTTTCATAAAAGAAAAATTAGGCATTAAACCACCGATTATGTCGCCTGAACTCGAAGACACGCTTTTTAATTTATTTACCGAACTCCAACCTCCTTATTCAAAATATTGTCCAGATGATCGTGTGAATTTTTTAAACTATTATTATACAGCATATAAGTTGTGTGAATTATTAGGAGAAGACACATATTTACCTGACTTTCCGATGTTAAAAGATCCGGAAAAGAGAATGGAACAAGACATTATTTGGAAGAAAATTTGCGCAGAATTAGATTGGGAATTCATACCAACAATTTGATTTTTAAATTATTTCATAATATAACTTAAAAATGATTACGTAGGTCTATATGGGAATAAATTGAGTTCTCGTGTATTGTATATCGAAAAATTTGGGTCAAAATTGTTAGCACCTACACCGCTTCCATAACATGTACCACCCTTTTGCTTTCTTTTTTTTCTACTTTTTCTACTTTTTCCTTTTTTACTCTTTCTAGATTTCTTAGCGGTTCTTCTTCGTCTTCTACCACCATATTCACTCCCAATCGATTCATTTTCAGAAAATACAGATGATACCGAACTATCTGGAAAATTCGAATTGTTAAAGGATTCATCCCCAACTGTCGTATTAGCACGCATACTATCGTGTGATACGTTTAAATCTGACAAGTGTAAAGAATCATCGTCTCCTTGGAATGATATATCCATGTCATGAATATCGTCGTCTGCGTGTGGTATATCATCGAAATCTATGTTAGGTGTATTCTCATTCATAATTTGACCCATTATTTGTTCGGCAAAATCATCCGAATTTCCATGAAAACCGTCCTCACTTTGGTTCCATAAAGCATTTATTCTCTCCATAACATCGTTAAAAGACATATTTCTTTCTTGTAAAACTTGAATTTGGTCTGCTGAAAACCCGTTTGATTGTAATTGTTGTAATTCAGTTTGAGAGAACGCACCACCCCTCATTTTTCGAGTTCTTCTTTTACACACCTTTCGTCTTCTATGTCGTGTATGTTTTTTTGCCATAATATAATATGGTTAGATTATAATTATACTTTATTCCTAGTTTAGTATCCTAAATTCTTCGTGTCTTCTTTCTTTTCGTATATTTCCTTTTTTTTGTATAGTTGCGTCTTTTCGCTACTTTTCTTCCTGCTTTTTGGGCTGTCTCACAAGTATAAATTACATTTTGCATTAATTTGTAAACCATTCCATCTTGTCCTGCTTGACAATGTCGCGCACTTACACGATTGCCGTCGTTATGCAATACATTATAACTTACGGTAGTTAATAATTTTTTTGAACTTTTTTGAAATAAGAAAATTTTATTCATATCATTCTTAATAACAGTATCTATATCACTTAACAATGCCAAATCTCCAAATCCCGTTAGTTTTTTAATATCAAAATAAGATATATCTTGTTTAATTGAGCTCATACTATCTTCTTTACTACATTCGTAAACAGTGTAATCATTTTTATTTTTGTATGATTCTAATAGTTGTGAATTTGGTATAGATACTTTAACTGAGTTTTCAATGTCTTTGTCATAAAAAACAAAAACGACGTTATCATTATCTAAACATTCAACAATAGGTTTATCAACTCCTTCAATTAAGTCAAAGCTGGTAGTATTTATATTAAAATGAAGTTTTTCTTGCAATGACGTCGCTGGTTTATTTTTTTCTTCTATTAATTTTATTACATCAACTAAATTATTTTTTTTTGCATAAAATGCAGCATCTTTGTTGTTTTTATTTTTATGGTTAATATCAACTCCATCTGTATTAATCAATGTCATTGCTACATCTGGCAAATTGCGTTGACAAGCAATTATCAATGCTGTATTTCCATTAAACAAAATTGATGAAGGATTAGAATTTCCTGTATTAATCAATGCAATTGCTACATCTGATAAGTTGTTGAGACAAGCATTTATCAACGCTGTAGTGCCATATGAATCAGTCTGCTCTGGTTTAGATTGACCTGTATTAATCAATGCAAATGCTACTTCTGACATTTTTTTGTTACAAGCGGTTATCAATGCTGTATTTCCGTTTCTATCAACATAATCTGGGTTAGATTGACCTGTATTAATCAATGCCATTGCTACATCAGACATTTCAAAATGACAAGCATACATCAATGCTGTAACTCGTTTTTTGTTAACTTGGCCTGGTTTAGATTGACCTGTATTAATCAACGCCATTGCTACATCAGTCATTCTATTAGAACAAGCAATCATTAATGCTGTATATCCGTCTCTGTTGTCAATATAATCCGGTTTAGATTGACCTGTATTAATCAATGCCATTGCTGCATCATGCCTTTTATACGCGCAAGCAACCATCAATGCGGTTTCTCCATTAGAATTAGTATATGATAAATCTGAATTAGGTATCATATTTATAATTTCTTGCTCACTAATGTTTTTTTTGCTTAAAGCATCTATCAACGAACTCATTATATATATAATTATAATTCTACCTTATTTCTTTTTTTGTCGTAAATCCATAAATCGTATTTGTATCCTAAATTTTCCGCGGCTTCTTTCTTTTCAAAAACATTGTTTTTTGGTTGATTCGTCCAAGTTGATTTGACTTCAACGCATCTATGTTGTGATTTAATGATTTACTAAACACATTTTCACAATCAATGTTTTTACACATGCCTTCAATTATAGAATTTCTATTGATAAATTGAGTAGAATAATCGTTTGTTAGCAATATATTATGTTCGTCGCAAAACACATTAAGCATATTGACATCATATTTTACATTTGAATTGCGTATTTTATTTTTTGCATTAATTTATCTAACAAAATATATTTATATTCTTTTCATAAAAGAAATGTTTTCAATTTTTTATGAAATTATAAGTTTGTCTTACCATTTATGGTTAGAATCCGCCCTGACCAAATTTAACTAGATTAGCGCCAATGCCAAATCCGGCACCACCTCTTGCACTGGCGCCCATGGCTGGCACATAAGTATCAAGAATACTAAAAGTGGCGGCGGCAGTTAGGGCAATCAAAACAATTTCCTCAATATTCAAGGAACGTTTAGGAATAGCATAAGCAGCAATAGCGACCATTAAACCTTCGACAAGGTACTTAACAATTCTTTTGACAAGTTCACCGACGTTAATTAAACCGTTCATTATATTAAATGTCAAGAAAAAATTATAATTTGTGCGATAAATAACTTAAAAATAAATAATTTACTTAATTAAAATGGATCGTACTAAAAGTAAGGGATTTGAGAAAAAAGAAGTTAATGGGAAACAAAATCCTAAATATGTTGATTTGTTAGAGGAGGATAAGCCTATTTCTGGTCAAAAATTTGTGTGTATGTCTATTGTATCGCCAGAACAAATTTTGAAGCGAAAGGAAGTCTATTTTTTTGAAGAATTCCTAAAGAACTGGGACTTTAGTAAATCGATGGAAAAATTTTTTCAATTTATCAACTTTATTTCATTTAAGTACAATATTTCATTCGAAGATTTAAATAAAGATTTCAAGGATTTTGTCCAAGAAGAGAAAGAAAATTTATCCAAGTCTTCTTTGGATGATGATTACAAAACATTTTTGGATAACCATGAAGAAGATTTACAAACGAAATTTAATGTTGCAAACAATTTTCAGACAAATGTGAGAGGAATTAAAGTTCGTGGATCATATCCAACACAAGAAGAAGCTGAATTGAGATGTAAATTATTGAGAGAAATCTATACAGCGGATGATATATTTGTTGGGCAAGTAGGTGTATGGATGCCATTAGACATTGAAGCATATAAAACTGGTCGTGTTGAATATATGGAGGAGGAACTTAATCAGTTAATGCATGAGAAGAAGAAAAATGAAGACAATGCTAAGACTGCTTTTGAACAGCGTGTTAAGGAATCAAAACAAAGCGCGATCGAAGAAAATATTAAGAGAGCTGAAAAGACTGGCAATTCATTAACGCAAACAATTGATGAACAAGGCAATTTAATTGGTGTTAATAGTTCCAACACACAAGAGTTTGCTTTAGGCGAACAAGAAAATATTTCTACAGCCGATATTTGTGCTGAATTATTTGAAGGAGAGAACATCGTAATTGGAAAGACTGACAACGGTCAAAGTTTATTGAAGTCCGGGCCATTCGCCAATAAGAAATAAATAGTTTATTGAATATTAATACTTAAAATAATAATAATTAAGTATTAATAATGACAAAAACGGCATTTGTTTTAGTTACAGATAATCACTATTTCCATAAAGCGATTACAACTATAAATGATTTGAGAACAGTTGGCAAATGGAGTGGAGATTTGGTGTTGATCACAATAGATTTTAACTTAGACGAACAATACAAACTAGACAATAATATTATCGAAAAGAAATTTACGAGCATTGACAAAACGAATCTTTTACAAAAAATAGGTCCAAATGGTTTTGAAAACAGTGATAAGAGAGAAATACATAAACTAAACCAATGGGAAAAATTACATGTTTTTGATAATTATTTTTTAAACTGGGAACGAATTATATTTTTAGACGCTGGACTGAGAGTATTAGATGATGTGAAATGTCTCTTGGAACTTGATTGCAAAAATAAAATACTTGCACCAATTGATGGGAAACAATTGATTACTAGACCAACTGATATATTCAGGTATCAATTAGATCATAATAATGTCGACGTTATAAATCTCATCAAAAGTGATTTTGGTGAGGAAATATTCGAATCAAATTTTATGTTAAATTGTATGTGGGTATATGATACAAGTATACTATATATATGTAATAAAGAACAATTGATAGAAGCTATGAATACATACACTGTTTGTAGAACAAATGAAATGGGGATAATGAATTTATTATTTCATTTCAAATACAAACTATGGGAAAAATTTCCTCCAATAGCTTCAAATGGTAAATTTTTATTTGAATGGTGTGAATTAAATAATAATTTTCATACCACATGGCAAAATTATTGTTTCTTAAAATATCCTGTATCTATTTCACTTAAACAACAACCTTATAAAAGTTGAGTACCACTTGGTTTATAAATGCTTAATGGATTTGATATATATACATTTTTAATATTGAGAATACTAAATACTCTGTAACAAAAAACACAATCCTCTCTGCTGTAATATTCTTTTTCTTCGGGATATTTTACAATATCAAATATATACTTTTTTATACTAGATTGTGAGTGATGTATCATTTCTGATTGATATTTAAAAAAATCTATATGTCTTATACAGCCGCTATAACATTGTGCAAGTTCATTTATTCGCATATCAATATGTTCAATAGGGATGAAACTGGAATCATTTATTAAAAAATTATGAAGTATAATGCCACATGCTGTTTCTTGAAATACTTTTAATAATATTTCAATTCTCTGAGGATGCATTATATCATCCGCGTCTATAAATGTTATGTAATCCATATCCATCAATTTTGACGCAGCAATATTGCGATTTTGAGCAGCATTTTTATAGTCTTCTGTAATTATTATTTCCAGTGGAAAACTATAATTTTTGGTTTCAAATAATTCCATTGTGGATGAACAACTAACTACTACTTTGTCAGGCCTGTGTGTTTGGCTCTCAATAGAGTCCAACAAATACATTAAATGAGGAATATGTCCATAATAACAAGGTATAGCAACACCTATTTTCATTGTTATTTAATTTATAAATAATCTTTAAATAATAATTTATTCATTTTAAATCTGTGTAATAATAGTCATCAATTATAGTTTTATTTTTAACACATCTACTCATTTTAGCCGTAGATATTCCTTCATTTAAAGCAGCCTTAGCAATTGTCTCCCACATACATAATAAATCGTTAGTTTCTTTATGTTTTTTATATACTTTTTTACCTGTTGTTGATATGTAATTTGATTTTACGTTTTGATATTTTTCTTTTAACATTAAACCATAATAACCTTCATTATTTCCTTCATCTGTCCAAACAGTAGCTTTTAAAGCATAAGGACAATTGTTAAGATAGTCCTTAATTTCTTTCATGTCATTTTCAGATAAAGATTTATCAACCATCATTTTCCATTTTTGATATTCTCTCAAAAGTGATGAGTTCAGTATCTTTCCGCAATCTGAAAATTGACACATTTGAAATATGAAAATTTCAACATCTGAATGTTCATGTAATTTTTTATATTCAACTGTTTTTAACTTAATTCCTACATATCCATGTTGTCCTTCTATTCTTTTTGGTTTAAATCGTGTATCAAGGTAATTTTTAAGTGAATGAAACATTTCTTTTGTAGGTTTAGTTTGATTCCATAATCTAAATCTACCTTCTAAATTAACTGATTTTTCTTCAACATCATTGCGAATAATACATGAGTTGGCTACAAACTCGTTAAATTTTTGTGTAATTTCGTCTTCTGGTAATAAGATATTTTGATAAACAGATTCCTCTTTTTTTAATTCAAAATTA